GTCCGGAGGGTTCACCTCCGGTCTCGATGGTAATGAGACCTGCCTGGCTGTCAATAGACATTTGGCTGCAAGTTTGGATAGCTCAGGCGAGCTTACATTCAAACTGATAAGGTAGTCCTGGTCACTTACACCGTTGACACTCCCTCACGCAAATAGCGATCTGAGGGCTGTCCGGCTAGATAACAGGTTATACTTACAATATCGAGATCGAAGGTAAACCCTCCCGGCAACGAGTTGGCTGATAGAGATTGGAATCAAAGATCCCTGTTCTTTGGACATCAGGTTGTTACCTACCTTCCTTGTTACGAGGAGCGCAATCTTATTCAAGATGGCAGTGGACTTTAGTCCACTGTTATCCAGTTTATTGGGATTATGCTCAGCGAAGTAATTGAGGTAGGGTAATGACCCAAGAACAGGATCTTCTTTCTGAAGCGCTGCAGCTGGAGAAAACTTAGTTGACTTTCCCAGTATAACATGAACAGTGCGTCGTTCTGCTCCTACTTCTTTGAGAAGAGGGGACAGGACAAGTCGTAAAGGTGCAGGCCAGTCTTCGGCTTCCTGTTTAAGGGAGGCTGTGAACTTGGAAGCTGTACGACCATCAGAAAGAAGATATTTGGCGACCAGACGTTGGTGAAGATTTGGAACCCTCTTGTTAAAGTGAGGACTAGACCGAGGGGGAAGGGGAAAACCCAATCCACCCAGACTAGTCGGAACACAAAAGGGAATGTTGTAATGTGATTTCTGGAGGAGAAGTCTAGCGTTGTGGTAGAGATAGTTCTTATTAACTCTCCACAATTCACGCCAGGCTGAATCCGGCTTTGGGCACCGTTCCATAAACTTTCCCCATTCCTCGGAGTAATCAGATGGCATGAGCGAACCTTTCGGGTTCATCTCGCTCTTTCTGACCAGCTTCGCGGCAGGGGTCATAAGCTGGCGTTGGCCTAGACCATATAACCGATTTATCGGTATATGGAATAGACGCGTCAACTTAGGAATACGGAATTTGCACCCAAAGGGCAATTCTCCCTCATAGACCACATCACGACAAGTCCAAAGCTCTGAGTTCATTGTGAAGTAGGTTTTATTAAGTATTGTTTTCCCAATAGAGGGAAACATACCGCAAAAGGCGGCAACCTTCTTCCAAATCTCAAAGAACCAGAGATCACCACGTGTGAAACCATCGTCGCCATTGATCAAAGCCGGAGTGTCTTCCACAGGTAAGAAACTGACACCTTGACGGATCTCACGTGACAAATGGATGATGATAAAGTTAACAAGACACAGAATAGGGAAACTGATAGGCGAACCCATCAATTGACCACTATTCTGACGTCCCCTCTCTTTACCATCACAATCATGAATCACGTGACCTGTCAAGGACCTTCGCAAAGATATCTCGTCCTCCACTGGCACACCTGCCAGATGACAGAGCTCAGATAAGATCGTTTCCGATAACTCACTAGTGATGTGATCGGTGGCTTGTTTATAGTCAAGAGACAAAAAGTACTCCCCGAATTCGAGGAACCTGTTTTGTATAACTTGAGCAAACATATCTGAGGTAAGAGGACTTGCGATGGGATGGAAACTGGGATGATGACGGATCATGTCCCAAAAGACACGCTGCCAGCGGAGGGCAAGGAAGTAAGGAGCCGATGCGCCCTTAGTGATCACCCGAACCTTAAAAGGTTCGGGAAGACCCACAGGGGAGCATCGGGTTTCCTCCATCCACGCCCAACGCCTCGTCGTGTCAAGGAAATCTTCAATATCCTCATCGGAAAGCGCACTACGCAGCTCAACAGTTGTTGACCTGCCATGTACGAACCCTCTGAGGAAGGTGTTGAGGAAGTACCTATTTCCATCACAGTAACGTCTAAAAAGATCACCCGTAGCCCCTGCCTGATTCCTGCCTCCTTCAAAGCAGGCATTCAGGCTAGGCATACGAGAAGACAACTCCGACTTCCGTTTCCCTCCAGACTTTACGACTGCGCGAGTAATTTGCCTCGCACGATCTAGGAGACCCTCGGCCGTAAGACCGTGGGAATCAGTGAATCGTGTGGGGACAAACTCTTTATGCGCTATGACCCGTTGAATAGTTTTTTCGACCTCAGCCGCAACACAGGATTTGGACATGGGCATGGAACCAGACTTCGATTGGAGCAGACTAAACGCAAATTTAGCTAACTCCTCAGAGGTCCGACCAGCACATATCCTTCTCTTCTTGCAACTGAAGTATCGGCGCCAAAACCTCTCCTCAGAGAGAGTAAGGCCGAATACTGGGCATGTGATATCATTATCGTAAAGAATATCATAGAGGAAATCGGGCATAGGGGGCAAATCAATATTTCCGGTTATTTGGGAGAAGAAAGAACATGTTCTCCATTTCAGGTATGATTCGAGTTGACCCGGCGTGGCAGAGAGCGCCTCCCAAAGGAGGTGGTCCTGCTGACCGAAGTTCCACTCGTACCCGTACTGTTCATAAACAAACCGGTATATTGATTGCATCCTATGACTTTGTGATTCCAAGGTTAGAATGGGGATAGGGCCCTTCCCCCGCCTAGCGGTGGGGGTGTTCCCTTTCCTTCCTTCTTTCCTATTCATCTCTCCCCCTTTCGGGGGGGCCAACTCATTATTTGGGGATCCTACAATTTCCATTACCGGCGGACTGGTTAACAGTCCCCCAACAACAGTAATTGGGAGCTTATTGAGGCACTCCAAACCTGCTGAGGGAAGTGAACTTCCCTCTGTTTGGTGATCAGACTTTTGTTTGGTC